GCAATAGCAGTGGTGGGGACAGCAGTTTTGCTCCGACTATAGCAAAGTCTGCCGTTGCTAACTGCATTGCTGGCGTGTTCATGGAAGTCCATCCAGACCCTGAGTCGTCACCATCAGATGGTCCTAACATGATTAGACTAGATGCATTTGAAGACCTGTTACAAACGCTTTTGAGAATTGATGAGGCTGTTAAATGATTTATGGAAAAGTCTGGGGAACTACGGAACCCCTATTAGTCACGCCCATGGTAGAGGTGCATCGTATCAAAACCAACAAGGGTTATAAATGCTCTGAGCATATGCATCAATTCAAATGGAATGGATTTTATTGCATTAGTGGTGGTGTAAAAATTCACGTTCGTAAAAACAACTATGACCTGACAGATGTAACTGTGCTTGGTCCAGATGATTTTACCTCGGTCAAACCTGGCGAGTATCACTGGTTTGAGTCTGTCTTTGATAGTGTGCTTCTAGAAATCTACTATCCAGAAGCCATCTCAGAAGACATTGTTCGTAAGAGCGTGGGTGGCATGACCAATGAAACAGTCTAATAATATACCTGTGTTTGATAAGAGTGCATTCAATCAAGAGATTGAGTTGTTTGTAAAAAATACAGGTGAGAGTTATATTGATGCTGTCATTCACTATGCTGAAAAAAGAAACATGGAAGTAGAGACAGTATCAAAGATGTTGAATAAAGTTATCAGACAAAAGATTGAGTCTGAGGCTAGTGATCTAAATCTACTACGAGAGAAATTATGCAAGTTGCCCGTGTGATGTCGTATCCTGGTTATAATGCATACAAGACCTATCTTGCATTAAAGAACCATTTTACGACTGATGATTATGACTTCTTCAAATATCATGGCAAGATGAAAGTAAAGGAGGAAACATTCTTAAAACGCCGTGACAAGTTTTTCTTTGAAAAAATAGAAAGGAGATATAAGAAAGAACTCGTTCCATTCTTTGTTTCAAATCTAATCAAGGAGGATAATGCATGGTCCGGCAGTCTTGCGACAGATCAAGCCGAACAAACGTTTAATGAATGGAAAAAGAAGACACAGTCGCTACGTTATGTGTTCAAAGAAGATATGGGTAAAGTCCTTGCTTTGATGGATCATAACGATCTTCAGTTTGATGAGTTGTTTGAATGCGGTGATGGGCAGCATCCGATTATATTCAAACTTCTCATCTCTGAAGACATTACTATAGAATCGTTTGTAATTCTAGACCAGGTGTTATTATTCGCTAAGAAAATAAATAAGAGACTTCTTGACGATTACATTTGGTCAGAGTATTATAAGAAGGTGATGAAGTATTCACGCTTCATTGAAGTCGACAAGAAAGACTATAAGATGATCCTAAAGGACATCTTTGTTAAGTAGTATTAAGTAGTTTTAAGTAGAATTAAGGAGAAAACATATGGCATTAGATTTTGCCTCACTAAAAAAGTCACGTAAGTCTTCATTAACAAACCTCGTTAAAGAGGTTGAGAAAGTAACCCAACGAAACGAAAACAAAGGCGGCGATGACCGCTTCTGGAAACCAGAGGTAGATAAGTCTGGTAACGGCTATGCTGTCATTCGTTTCTTACCAGCACCACAAGGTGAAGACCTACCATGGGTAAAGATGTATAATCATGGCTTCCAAGGTCCAGGTGGTTGGTATATCGAAAACTCTCTCACCACTATCGGCGAGAAAGACCCTGTATCAGAGCATAACTCCATGCTATGGAACTCTGGCATCGAAGCTAATAAAGAGATTGCTCGCAAGCAGAAGCGTCGTTTACAATACTTCTCGAACATCCTCGTTGTGAAAGACGCTGCTAATCCAGAGAACGAGGGCAAAGTATTTCTATACCAATATGGTGCTAAGATCTTTGCGAAGCTACAGGAAGCCATGCAGCCAGAGTTTGAGGATGAAGATCCAATGAACCCTTTCGATCTCTGGGAAGGTGCTGACTTTAAGTTGAAGATTCGTAATGTTGAAGGTTATCGTAACTACGATCGCTCAGAGTTTGATAGCTCCTCTGCTATCTCAGACGACGATAGTGAGATCGAGAGTATTTGGAACCGACAGCACTCGTTGACTGCTTTCTTAGAGTCTAGCAACTTCAAGTCATATGGTGAATTGAAAGCTCGCCTAGACAAAGTCTTGGGTGTATCTGAACCTCAGACTATGGAAGATCTTGATGCAAGGAGTGGTACTGCTCCAGCTCCGAAGCAGAAGGTTGCTGAGGCAGATGATGAAGTGCCATGGTCGACCGACGATGAAGATGAAGAGAGCTTGTCTTTCTTCAAAGGTCTAGCAGAAGACTAAAGGAGGGGGCTTCGGCCCCCTTTACTTATGTATAGGCAAGAGTAGAGTTTAACGCTCTGATCGTAGGTGATGCATTTCTAGTTTCCATGCTGCCACCCTGATTTACAGTCTTATTATGAACAATAGTTCTGTTGTCATTAGTTTGTGGAGCAATGACTGGTGCAGCAATTGTAGGCGCTTGTGCTGTTACTTCACGAGACGCTTGATCTAACATTCTACCTGTCTGTGGCGCTGGAATAACTTTACCAGCAGTACTTGGAACAATTAACTCAGGACCTGCTTCACCAACTACATAAGGTTTATCAGCCTGTACTGGTCCACCCATTTCTCGTTCACCCTCAATCTTCTCACTTAGAGCTTTCTCGATTACCTCTTCAAAAGAATCAGGAATCAAAAATTTACCAGTTTTACTCAAAGATTTCTTATCGTCACTAAGCATAAAGTCTGGCAATGCACCAACAACCATAGAGGTGATGCTTTCCTTTGTGGGAATCAAGCCCATGATTGCTTCGCCTATACCAGACATAAATTCTTCAATCTTTGTAAGAAGTCCAGCGAAAGGATTGAGTGATGCAATTTTATCTTTGATTGCTTGTAATGGTGAAAATGCCTCTTCAGTTACTTCAGCACCATCTTCATCAATCGTAGTTTCCTGAACGGTGAACATATTTCTGATGGAATCAATAACTGATTTGATTGGATCAATAATACCTTCTGTGAACGAGTTACCAATGTTAGTAGTAACTCTGTTAAATTCATCAATAACTGGTTGTAAAATTGATAACAACTCTGGTAACGTACTTCCAAATATTTTAACTTGTTCACCAGTAGCATCAAAGATATTAGCTCTGAACCATGCAGTTAATCTTGGTCCGAAGTCTAAGAAATCAACTACTGAATCGAATGTTTCTCTGAAGTAGTTAGTAATGTCATCTATTGTTGTATTAACAAAATTAGTAATGTCAGTAATCATGTTACTGAAGAAGTCACCAATCTTTCCAAATGCTGTTTCTCCCTCAGCAAACTCTACACCAAATAACTTCAATCCTAATGTAAGTATGTTATCAGCAAGATCTTTGACAAGAGTGCCTACAGAGGTAACAACTTTCATTGCAGCGCCTGAGTAATCACCTTCTCTAATCATTTTGCCAGCTTCGCCAAGACCACCAAAGAACTTTCCAACATCTTCAATTAGTTTCAAGACACTGTCACCAAGGGCTGGAATAGCAATGCTTAAGAATGGTTTAATAACATTATCAATAAGAGGCTTCAACCCTTTGTCATAAAAAGACTTCAATGCAGGAATCAACTTATCTGTAAGAAATGATTTTAGTTTTTCAAAGTCACCACCAGTCATAGTTAATACAGCAACAAGTGCTCCAATACCAAGAGCTTTAATAAGTGTCGCAGCATTAAATTTAGGAAGTGCACCCTTGACTTTCTCAGCAACAGAGCCAGCAGCACCTACAACTTTGTCTTTAGCAAGCCGGCCAGCTTCTAAGCTCTTTTCTTTAGCGAGTCTCAAAGCAGTTCTTGCTCTGGATTCATCTCCTTCTCTCTGTTCATCTAAAGCAGATAGCAAGGAACCAAATAGCTTTTCTTGTTTTGTTTTAAAAAAGTCTACCAAACTTTTAAGATAGTTTGTTTGCTGTACCTCTTCTTCATTTGGCTCTGGCAGTAAAGAAGATGACTCGTCCCCATCAGTCATCTGATTTTGGTTTGCAGCTTCCTCTGCTCTCCTAGCATTAGCAGCTCTCACACCCTCACTAATTTTTTGACGAGTTTCCTCTGACTGAACTCTAGTCGTATTTTCTAAATTTTGAATGGTCTCAGCAAAGTCATCGCCGACTCCTTGCATACTAACCTTTAAACTTGAAGTGAGATTTACAATAGAATCTTTAACAGCTTTTAAACTATTAGTACCAGAGTCTCTAGTTAATGTTCCATCTTCTTTGATGCTGTCAATTAACTCTCTGTTTGTACTGTTTGCTGATTCGTTTGGATTTGGTAACTCTGCCATTTAACTTCTCTGTTTTGCTTTTTCGGCCTCTTCCTCAAGATAATTAATTAATAATGAAATATAGATTTTACGTTCAAAGGGCATCATATTTTCTAGTTCTACTAGAGAGTATTTATGATGTTGCATTAAAGAAAAGTTGGTCACATAATGGTTTTCTAGACTATCATGTATGAGGCTCACATAAAAAAACTTTGTAATCCTTCTAAAACTACTGTTTCTGTCTTCTTGCAGGCTTTGCACTTATACTTAACTTCATGTCTCAACTTAGGCATCGTTGCAAAGAAATCACTTATAAGTTCAAACTGATTCTTTGATAAACTTTCCAAAAAGTTGTCAGCGTCCTGCTTACTGAAATCGTCATATACGTTTTCCTGATCATAAACATAGTCGATACTATCACGAATAATATCAAATGTATTCTCATCATTTAATACGCCGAGACTTTCAATCGTTGGATACTTCATCTTGACTCCGATATCATCATTTAACATGATCTTGTCAGTATGATTTGGCTCTCTATGAACCTTAATATCCTCAATGTTAATAGAAATATCGTTTACATGCTCACAGCCATCTTTATCATGTTTTAATTTTAAATCAATTGTTTCACCTACACTCTTTGCTCTAAGCATTAAAAATAGATATTCAAAATCAAAGTATGCTAAATTGTTTACATCGAACTCTGATAAGATACAGTTCTCAAAAATATTTTTGATTGCACTTACCATATCCTCTGTTTCGCCACTCTCTAATGCGAAATATAAGATCTTCTCCTCTTTTACCAAAAACGGTCTAAACTTGATCTTCTTCCCGCTGGAGGGGATTGTAGTAGTAAACTCCGGCGCTGATAAACTTGGTAACATTCTCTAATCACTCCTTAATTAAAAACTTCCTGGTACTCCATTAGGTCCAGATGAAAACTGCTCTCTTGCTTGCTCTCGTGTTGGTACACTATCTAAATTGTGTGTATAGTATCTATAAGCAAGCGTCACGGATAATTTATGGATATCACCATCTGCCCAGCTAACTGACATTGGCGCTACAGCAAGAGGATAGGCTTCAAGTAATTTTACCTCATAAATCGGATTTTGAGTTTGACGATTGAATTGTATAATGTCGATGCTACAGACATAATCATCATAGTATCCAACATTAAATTGATTATCATACCTAGCCTCTCTACCACCAGAGCGATGACCACCTACAATAATATCATGCCAAACATCGAAAAACTCTTTCTCTCTCAAATCTTCACTACAAATAATCTGTAACGAGATATCCATATATTGAGCATTATAACCAATCTTTCGCATGACCCCATGATCCCGATAATCGATAGTCTGAACGGATCTACCTGGCAACTCTGTTGCTTCAATACGAAAAGCCATTTGAGAAGTTAAGTAGTCTGGTGGTATCCCAGCAATCCTAGTATACTTATTTCGGAAGTTTTGTGTTGTATTGATTCTAACTTGAAAATCACTTTTATAGGATACGCCCTGAAAGGCAATGCTTGATGTTAGTTGGTCGATACTATACATTATCGTGCCATCCTTCTGGAGTCTGCCCAGACTGAACTTTTTGATGCTTTTGCAAAACGCTCAAGAGGTAGGAACAGGGCTATATCCCACTCTGACGAAGATATTTCAATAAACCTGGATCTAACGTGTCCTGAGAGATAACGTTTGAAAGTAGGTTTGAATAACTTATATTTAGATGCACCTTTCAAGACCTCATAGCTTAAACGCAACTTGGTATTCTCATCATAGCGTTTATTGCTACTTAAATCATATAGAGCGTCCATCAGTTGTGCTCTAAGTTTGTATGGAAGGTAATGCATGTTAATACCATAAAACCCTCCAGGTGCACCTTGCACTGGGAAGATCAGTGGATATCTATCGTAGTATGGTAATTCAGCTTTTGTTTTTGGATCATAGTTGAACAAGTACATCCTACCCATTGCAACTCGATTTTTATATCTAGTTTTCTCGCCACGAACTACTGCTTCCGGTGTTACTGTTGTGCCTCTGGCCTTATCACGAAACCAATCTCTCGCTGCCTGAGTTCTTGCCGGCACTTGGCCAGCTCTTACACCTTGAGCTAAAATTTCATCGAATTTTGATGCCATATGTCTTTTTTCTCTTGACAAAGGGTTGACAGTTTAATATATTTATAATGTCAATAGTGAAAGGATAAACGTATGATTAAATCATTTCTACCTGTTCTGCAGGGAAGGGTGGATAAACTTAAAGAGAGTCTGAAAAAAGAATTGTCTCTTGCTAAGTCTGAGCGTCGCAAGGAAGTAATTAAGTCTCAGATCAAGGAGGCGAAGAAACTTCAGAAAGCAATCAAAGAAGCTGCTGGTGACTCGGATACTTGCCCACACTGTGGTGGTATTCTATGAGTTGATGCCCATATCTTTTTCTGTAAGCACCTTAAACTCCCACCCACGATCAGCACAATATTCTTCTGCCGCCTCCCACTTTGCTTGGTTGGTGGCATAAGTCACAACCTCATTAATATATCTTTTAGTCTTTCGCTTTTGAATCTTAGGTGGGTTCTTTTGATTCTCTGGTTTGACTTCAATCATAATAGTTTTAGTTGTACCCTCCCTTGTATTAACACGAATGATAAAATCAGGAAAATATCTTCTGACTTTACCAAACGGATCACGATAAGGTACGATCACTTCTTCGCTCGCCCACCAAACTATATTTTCATTTAGATCAAAATAGTTCATACATCGTGCTTCCCATGACGAGCGATAAATTATCTTCGACGGGTCACCACGATACTTTTTTGGGAATCTGGGTCTAAATCTACCTGAATATGCCATATAAATAAATGAAAGATTTCTACTCAAAGGAATATTTATATGTCTAAAAGTTATCCACTTGCAAGTTTATATTCACAGACTGGTGGTAAAAGACTATCGTTTCCAAATAATATTGAAGAAACTAAACACTTTGCTATGTTCTTTCTTAGTGAAGATGTTAGATACGATGCAAAAAGTATTGAAGAAAAAGATGCACAAGGAACGATTATCTTACCATTGCCAGGTGGACTAAGCACAGGTTATAAAGCAGATTATGGAACTGAAGACTTAGGTGTCCTTGGAATGGCAGCTGCAGATATTGCCTCTGGTGCTATGAGTGGTGATGGTTTTATTAATTCAATTACAAATAAAATTAAAAGCCTTTCTCTTGATGATGTACAAGGCGCAGCCATGAATGTTGGTCTAGGACTTCTCGCATCTGAGCTAGGTAGTATTGCAACTGGTGGTGCTTCTAAAGGTGCGTTGTATGGAGCAGGCGTTGCTCGTAATCCTCATCAAGCAGTATTATTCAATAATGTTGGATTTAGGTCACATTCGTTTAGCTATGAGTTTGTGCCTAAAAACTTTCAAGAACAAAACTCATTAAATGATATTATCTTTATGTTTAAGACTGCTATGTTGCCTGACTATATTAAAGGCAATCACTTCTTTAAATATCCTGCAAAGTTTGATATTAATTTAACAGATGATTCGAAATATTTGTTTGATATCAAAAACTCAGTGCTTACTTCTTTTGATGTAGACTATCATGGTCAGGGAGGAGACTTTTATCATGACATTAATGGTGTGAAAGCTCCTGTTGGCGTAAAACTCAGTATGAGTTTCCTCGAGACCTCTATCATGGCTAGAGAGGATGCTATTGATGAAAGTGGAAGAGAGGTAAGAAGCGACTCTCAAATGAAAGCTGATAATGTTGGAGGATATACCTAATGCCTCATTTATTTAAAGAGTTTCCAAAGGTAAATTATGACATTAAAAAGAATGGTAAACTAGAGAGTGTAACTAATATTATGCTTCGGTTTAAAATTACTGAGGCTATTAGAAGCAGGAAAGTAATTTATTATGAATATAATGTACAAGATGGTGAGCGTCCAGATATCATTGCTCACAAATACTATGGTGACTCGACACTAGACTGGGTTATTCTAATGGTCAACAATGCTTTAGATCCAATCTATGACTGGCCTTTGAGCAACCATGCATTAGAAAAGTATATTGCTAATAAGTATGGCAGTTTATCTACAGCTCATGCTACAGTTCATGAATACAGAAAGATTTTAAATCAACAATCAAGGTCATTTGACGGTAATGTGATTCCAAAAAGAACTCTAGTAGTAGATCAAACAACTTTCGCTTCACTAGGTGCTACTGAAAAAGAATCTGTTTCAAAATATGATTATGAAGTTGAAAGGAATGAAAGTAAACGACAAATTAAACTGATTGATGCTGACTTTATATCTAATGTCGTCAATCAGTATGAAAGTATTTTTGACTAATGTCAACACCCAGTAAAACATATACGTTGAATGGTATCGACGTAAAAGAGATATCCATTTTCAACTTTACAGCTGAGTCTGCAGTTGACTTGCGGAACATTACTGTAGAATTCAGTGTATATGAAGATCTGTTTTCAAACTTTATGACTGCAGAAATTACAATTCAAGATACCTCCTCTATGATTGAAACTCTACCCATTGTCGGCGAAGAGTTTGTTAAGATTACATTTAGCACACCAACGTTTGACTCGAAAGTGTCAAAGGTTTTTTATGTTTATAAAATTGAACAAAAAAAGAGCATGAATGAACGAACAGACATCTATACGATTGGTATGGTTTCTGTAGAAAGTATTATTTCTTTGAGTTCAAGCGTTGATAAGTCATATACAGGATATCCTATCTCGTATATTGTAGAAACAGTATTTAATGAATACATTTTAAAAAGTAATAAAAAGTTTGGTCAGTCTGAGGAGTACTTATTTAATTTAAGTAAAAAAGGTATTTTAATTGAAGATACCTTTGACTCACACAGTTTTGTGGGCTCTGGGCAGAGTCCTTTCGAATTTTTAAATTATCTTGCAACAGAGTCAAGAACATTAAAGTATAAAGAAAGCGATTTTATTTTCTATGAAGATAAAGACTCGTTTAACTTTAGAACTATTAGTAACCTTATGGAGCAAGAGCCGGTTGAGAGTTTCTATTCAGCAGACCCTGCAAAGGATGACAGAAACACGGAAGTTAAAAAGTATCAGATCATTCAGAATATTGAATGGCTAGATCAGTTTGATGTAATTGAAAGGCATGCGAGTGGTATGTATGATAATACTGTCGCTGTTATTGATCCTATTTTAAAAAGATATCAAGAATCATACTTTAACTATAATGATGGATTTAAAGAGTTAGTGCACCTGGGTCCGTCTCCTGTATCAACTGGTTATAGTCACTTCAGTAAGTTAAAGAGTGGTGATACACATACTCGTTATTTGGTTGGTAATATATCAAGCGAGGACTATGGTCAAACATCTTATTTAAAAGATAGAGTAGAAAAAGATCCATTTGTTAAGCACCCTTTTGCAAAGCATAAAGTGTTGAATCATCGTGTTTCTAAAATGTCTCAATTAATTAATAGTATTCGTTGTAACATATCAGTGCCTGGTAATACTGAGGTAAAGGTTGGAGATGTAATCAATTTATATGTTCCAAGTAACCGAGCAACTAAAGAGAGCGAAGATAAGTATAATTATTTCTTTGGCGGTTCAAAGAACGACCCTAAGTTTTTGGTTACTGCTATAACACATAGATATAGTTATAACGAAGACACGTATTATACTATAATGGAAGTAGTGAAAGATAGCTTTGCAGGAAAGATCAGGGATAACTCCAGCGCATGACCGAGATAGATGAATTAGGAAGTAGTTTTGTTTGGTTCTTTGGTGTCGTCGAAGATAGGAACGACCCACTAAGAATGGGGCGATATCGTGTTCGTTGCTTTAACTGGCATACGAATGATAAGTCTGCTGTACCTACAGATTCACTTCCATGGGCACAATGCTTACAACCTATCACTTCAGCAGCTATCAGTGGCATAGGTACATCACCAACTGGGCTAGTTGAAGGATCCTGGGTCTTTGGTTTTTTCTTAGATGGAAAGAGAGCACAAAAACCTATGATTATGGGATCGATGGCTGGTATACCTACTGAAAAGCCAAATGGCGAAATAGGTTTCAATGATCCTAATAGTATTTTTCCCACACTAATTAATGAACCTGATGTTGACCGTCTTGCACGTAACGACGGTGAGTTTGTTGCACCCCTACTAGCAGAAAAAGAAAGTGGTAGAACATCATCCGTTCCTACAGCATCAGGAAGCAGTTGGAGTGAACCGGCAAGCACATATAACGCTCGGTACGCAAACAATCATGTGACTAAAACAGAGAGCGGTCATGTGTTCGAGGTAGACGATACGCCTGGTGCAGAGAGAATCCACGAGTATCATAAGTCTGGTACGTTTGAAGAAATATCTGCAAATGGTCAAAAAGTAACAAGGATCGTTGGTGATAACTATACTATTATTGCTGGTGATGATTACATTAATATCAAAGGATCTTGCAATGTAACAATTGATAGTAACTGCGCAACCTATGTCAAGGGCAACTGGGACGTAAAGGTTGATGGTAAATTTAACTTGACAGCAGCAGGGGAAAGTGCTATACAGCTGAATGGTGGTGGCTCAAAAGTCATTGCTGATGGTATTGGTCTAACCACTCATACACACACTGATCCTGCTGGCGTATCTGGTGCAGAAACGAGTACACCCAATGATTAGGAGTTCTAATGTATATCGTCAAGAAAAAAATTCTAGTCTCACTCAGAGTGTTTTACTACATGCCAGATTACCGAGACATCATACAAGAGTTTATGTGGCAGACAGAGGATTATAAACCAAAGTATCCACGTGTAAATAGATTCCTTAATTATTGGAAAGAAAACATTGATGCTGTGATTGCTGATATAGAGATGGCAGAGATTCAAAAGAAACCAAAGTATAGGTCCGTAGAAGATATTTTTAAATTCTAATATAAATAAAAGAAAAAAGAGTACCTATTATGGCAGCATATAAATCAGGTGCAGTAGCACCAGTAACAAATGAGATTATCTATAAAGACCTTGGTCTTTCATTTACACCTCATCCTGTTACTAAGAAATTAAATGTATTAAAAAATGAAAATGCTGTTAAGAGAGCATTACGCAATCTTATCTTGACTAATAAGTTTGAAAGGTTTTACAATCCTCTGTTTGGAGGTAATATTACATCTTTTCTGTTTGAGAACTTCACTCCTGCAGATAAGTTAGAGATGGAAAAAAGAATTGAAGACACAATCAAAATTTATGAGCCACGTGCTGTTTTATTGCAAGTGAGTGTAGATGAAAGTAATGTAGATAGAAATGAACTAACAGTCACTGTGTTTTTTAGACTTATAAATCAAACAGAGCCAACACAACTAAGTTTCACTGTTGAAAGAATCCGATAATGGCAGCTAATAACGCAATCAGAGTTTCAGATATTAACTTCGACCAGATCAAGGCAAACCTAAAAGCGTTTTTGTCTGACCAAAACGAGTTTTCAGATTATGACTTTGAAAGCTCAACAGTATCTGTACTATTAGACTTACTTGCATATAACACATATCACAATGCTTTCTACCTTAACATGGTTGGTAATGAAATGTTTCTTGACTCAGCGCAGTTGAGAAACAGTGTCGTATCTCGTGCAAAACAGTTAAATTATATTCCACGATCTGCACGTGGTGCAACAGCGGTTGTAGATGTTTCTATTGATCCACCAGGTTCGCCAACATTCTTTACCGTAGCTGCCAATACTAAATTCTCAACATCAATTGATGGCACGTCTTATACCTTTGTTACATCAGATGCAACGACTCTTACACCATCTTCTAATGGTACGTTTACTGGTTCGTTGAGTTTAGTAGAGGGTGAACCATTACAACACAGATTTACAGTAAGTACTACTAATCCAGTTCGTTATATTATTCCTAATGAAAATGTGGACACATCTAGTTTTACTGTCCGTATTCAAGAATCATCATCCAATACATCAATCACTACATATAATGTAAACTCAGATATCTCCTCAGCAAACTCTATTTCTGAGATTTACTTTGTACAAGAAAACGAAGATAACAAATACGAGGTATATTTTGGAGATAACGTCTTTGGTAAAAAACCAAAAGACGGTAACATTATTATTGTTGATTATCGTGTTGTCAATGGTTCTACTGTAAATGGCGCAAACAATTTCTCTGGTGACTTTACTGTTACTACTACCACAGCAGCGCAGGGTGGTGCTTTCCAAGAGTCGATTGAATCTATTAAGTATAATGCTCCGTTTAAGTTTCAGGCGCAGGATCGTCTAGTAACAACAAGTGATTATAAGAATATTATTCTATCGGAGAATGGTGACATTCAAGCAATTAACGTTTGGGGTGGAGAGGAGAACTCACCTCCTGTTTATGGTAAGGTTTATATTAGTGTGAAGCCAACTAGCGGCTCAGTAATCTCTGCCACTCGTAAGAGTACATTACAGACTACATTGAAGGATCGTAGTATCGTATCAGTAGAAACTGAGTTTGTAGATGCTACTTATTTGTATATTAATCCAGACATTAAAGTTCGTTATAATCCACGGACGACATCACTATCTGCTTCCGAACTAAACACTAAGATTCAAAATGCTTTGATCTCGTTTGAAGCTAATAACCTTGGAACATTTGATAATAAGTTTTATGTTTCTAATTTAACTGAGACACTTAGAGCATCAGACAATAGTTTCATCTCATGTGATATACCATTTACTATTGAAAAACGTTTTGTTCCTACAACAAATGCGATCAACACATATCAGGTTGAGTTTAATAACGCTGTGCACCATCCACATAATGGCCATCTTGGTGCGATCTCCTCGACAGGATTTACGATTGGTGGTGAGACTGTTTATCTTGAGGACGATGGTTATGGGAATCTTCGTACATTCATTTTAGTTACAGGTAACAAGATTACAAGAAACAAAAATTTTGGTACAGTGGACTATGAAAATGGTTTGATTACAATCTTCAATACATTAATCACAGGTTATGTTGGAGATGCTATTTCAGTCAAGATGAAGCCTCAAGAGAATAATATCTTTGGCGTTCGTAATGAAATCTTATTGGTATCTGGTTCTACAGTATCAACAATTGATAATGATACTGGTAGCACAACCTCAACGGTTGGAGCTGTTGCCACCAATGGTACAACAACGACAGTATTGACTGATAACGCTATTGCAAACTATGGTGTCTCCTCTGTTGCTTCGTTGACAACTACTTCAACAACAACGACTTCTGGTGGTACAACCACTTCATCTTCTATTGGCGGTTCATCTTACTAATGGCTACGGATAAGAAAACATCAGTTCTTGTAGCAGAACAATTACCTGACTTCGTTTTAGAGGAGGGTCCAAAGCTACAAAGGTTCTTGGAAGCATACTATGAGTTCATGGAACAAAATAGTGGTGCTATTGATGGAACTAAGAACATCTTATCGTATCAAGATATCGATACAACGACTGATAGTTTTCTAAGGTTTTTCCGTGAAGAGATCTATAAAAATGTGCCTGATAGTGCTCTGATTGACAAGAGATTGCTTGCCAAACATATTCGTGAGATGTATCGTAATAAAGGCACTGAAAAATCATATAAGTTTTTATTCCGTGCGTTATATAATGAAGACGTTGACTTTACCTATCCTGGCGACTTCATGCTTCGAACATCTGATGGTCGGTGGACTGAAGAGAAATATCTTCGTGTTACTGGACTCAGCGAAGTCAGCGCTGGCGCTATTGAAGGACAGATCATAACAGGAAATAGTTCCTCTGCATATGCTCGTGTTGAAAAGGTTGATCAGGTTGTTGAAGGTGGTACATTAATCACTGAGTTGTATCTCGGTAGTATTGTAGGTACATTTTCAAATACTGAAGTTATCACTTCTGATGTAACATCGACCAATGCACAAATCACAGTAACAGGTGGCCCTGCCTTACAAGTTAAAGAGGGTCGATATATTGGAACTAATGGTCAACTAAGTTCAGATCAAAGATTACAGGATAGTCTTTATTATCAAGATTATAGTTATGTTCTACGTTCGTCACAGTTTGTTGAGCGTTATAGAGAAACTGTACTAGAACTATTACATCCTGCAGGTACTAAATTATTTGGTGAAACAACTATTATTTCACCATTTAGTGTTCGGTCAGCAACGACTGATACATCATTTACTGTAGACATTGAGTTTGATTTTGCTACAGAGCAAAACATTGGTAATGTTGAGAGTGTAATTGTTGGGCCAGACCTCACTGGTGTTGGTCGTTTGTTTATTCCTGGAGCAAATGCTACAAATACTATTACTAAATTACTTGCTGAAGGTGTTAAACATAACGTGCCACAAACGATTGGTGCATATGCAGGTATCAAAATTAAAGACTTTGGTACCGACCGATTAGTATTTGGTAACAATACTACATTTACTTCTGATGGGTTTATTTTCCCTGGCTTTGTAAAACAAAACTCTGTAAATGCAAACAACCTTCTTGGTTTTGGTGGCACTAACTTTGCTACACTACAAGCCAACGATAAAATTATTTTATCTAATACAACAGGGTTTAGATCACAGATAATGAAAGTCGTATCAGTTGCTGGTGCGAGTTCTATGATTACAAGCCCAGCAGCAGTGAATACAGGATTTCATGAACTATTTGCGAACTCCTCTACTGGTGGTATCTTATCACTAGCAAGAGGGTTACAATTAACTGATGACATTATTATCTTTGATACTCATGGAAGTAATGCAAACGCTCAACATGCGGTAAGCAGTCTGGGTAGTAATCTTGTAATGTCCATTTTCCCTGCTTATGTTACACCACCAGTATCGAACGGAACGTTTAGTTTAGTTCGTCCTGGTACAACACCAGAAATTCCAACGTTCGACTCTACTGTTGTTACTTATGACTCTGTCGCATTTAGGTTCGATCAAATCTAATAAATAGAAAATAAAACTTCGAGGAAACCATGGCAAAACAAACGATTAATATTGGTACAGTTGCTAATGACGGTACAGGTGATTCTGTTCGTGCAGGTGGTGATAAGATTAACGATAACTTCACAGAGGTGTATACAGCACTTGGTGACGGTACTAACCTAAATGATGTTGTAACAAATACAACATTTCAAAGCGCATTAGCCAATACTAATACTTTTATTACTTCAGTACAGTCAACAGAACGAGCAGCACTTGCAAATACTAATGCATATATTTTATCTGTAAACAATTCTATTGCAGCAAGCGCATCGTTAGGTAACACTAATTCAAGAATTGATTTAGTCAATACAAATCTAACAACAACAAATACAGCGTTGCGAGTATTGATTGATGATCGAGTTCAGGTTGCAAATGCTGCTGTGCTTGCATCGAATAATGATTTTACCTCTACTAATCAAATGCGTCTTGGTGCACCAGTTAAAACCACAGTGGCAAATTCATATACACTTGCCATTGCTGATGCTGGTTTTTATCATCGTTTAAATTTTTCAGGTGTTACAGCAGTCGGTGTTACTATTCCTGCAAACTCAGCAGAGGCAATCCCCGTTGGTTCTGAATATATGTTCATTCGTACAGGTTCTAATACATCTATTGTTTTTGCCAATTCTGCTGGCGTTACATTAAATAGTGATGGTGGCAAAACCAGAGTCCAATATCAATGGCAAACAGTTGTTTGTAAAAAAGTTGCAACCGATGAATGGGATCTCATTGGGAATCTAAGCGTCTGAGGTTATTATGTACAACTCATTAATAGGAAAATTTGGTGGATTTGCTGGCTCTGGAGCTGGTTTCAAATATGTAAGATTCCTTTTAATAGGTCAAGATGGCAGTTCTGGTACTGGACCCGGCGGCACATCATCTGGTGGTGTTGGTGGTTCAACTGTGTATACTTTAAGCACTGAAGAATTTACTAGTCCCCAAAGTATTCTATTTAGACAAGCACCCGGTGACCCTGGTGGTAACGGCGGCGGCGCTGGTGGTACTGGATATTTTATGTCTACTGCTTCAGTAACACCCTCTTTTCCACATCCAGTACCATCATTTAGACCAACTATCATTGCCGCTGTCGGTGGCGGCGGCGGTGGTATTAATACAAATTCTCCCGCCCAACCTCCTTCTAATGTTGGGGGCGCTGGTGGTGGTAATACTGGAGGTGATGGAGTTGATACTCCCCCTGCGCCTGCGGGTAATGGTGGCACACAAAGCTCTGGCGGAAGCGCCGGTAGTGGCGGCGGTGGTAGTGGCAGCGCTGGTCAATTTTTAAGAGGTGGTGTAGCTAACCCTGATCCTGGTGGTGATCCAGGTCGAGCCGGCGGTGGCGGCGGTGGCGGTGGATACTACGGCGGTGGTGGCGGTGGCGGCGGTGGCGCACATCACTCATCTGGTGGTGGTGGTTCTGGTCATGCAAATACTGTTTACACTTACTATTATTCAGGGGCAACAACACAAGGTGATGCTCCATCATATCCAGGGTTGTCACATGGTATTTACATAGCGGCTGGAAGTTTACAACAAATGAACCAGCCTTATCCCACTACTACTTTATCATATTCTCCATTAGGCGCTACTACTTCAGACAAATTTGTAACAATTAATAAAGATGGCACGTTTACTGTTGGAACACTACCACCACTTTCTACTAATCCTCATAGTTTCACCTTTACAAGCGGTCCATCAATTGGATCTCATATTGATTTAGGTCCAGGCGCTGCACATGAATTTACTCTTGGTACTGAGTTTGAATTTATTAGTGGCTCACCAGCTCCATTTACTGTTGACGTTGTACTAGTAGGAGGAGGCGGCGGCGGTGGTGGCGGCGGCCGAGGTGTTGACTCTGGGCCAGCAAATTCAGGTGGTGCGGGTGGATCAGGGAGTCCAAGTTTCATCTCAGGACCAAATATTACTACTGTTGTAGCTGGAGGCGGCCAAGGTGGTAATGGTGGTGGTGGTACAGATTTCGTTGGAGGTAATGGTGGTAATGGTGTAGGAGGGACAGCTTCTGGTGGTGATACTAATGTAAATGGTAACTCTGGATCAGGTGGTGCTGGTTATCCAGATGCTCCAGGTGGTTCAGGCGGAAACGCACCAACAGTTTGGCCTGGAGCTCCTCCTAATCTTGGTCAAGCACAAGGTGGTAACGAGGGCGAAGGCTCAGCAAACACACCCAGTTCACCACCTAATGGTGGTAATGGTGGAGGTGGCGGCGGTGGTGCCGGTGGTGGTGCCTATGCAGCAAAACAATTTACCATATTAGTTAATCAAACATATACAGTACGAGGTGGTTCAGCTCAAGGTGGTGGTCAAGGCGCTGGTAGTGGTGGACCTGGAGGACCAGCCACACCAGGAATAGCTAGAATTACAAAAACATAAAAAATCATTATAAATAATATAAATTCACAGAAGAGATAGCACACATGCCAGGAATTATTACACATAAGTTTAGACTCAATAACGCAGAGCAGTTTTTAGAGTCTTTCACAGAGGCAGACAATATCAACACTCGCTATTATATGTTTTTAGCGAGAGCACATGGTTGGACTGACGATACCTCACCTCCAACACCAACAGACACTATCTTAGGTTCAGATTTTAATATCTGGAGAAATATGATTGCTGCAAAGCGTGTAACTTCAAGCGATGTAACATTTGCTGTTGCAAGAAACAATTGGACATCTGGAACTCAATACACTCCATACTCAGATTCAAATACAAGTTTGTATACTTCAAATTATTTTGTTGTCACTGATGACTTTAATGTGTATAAAGTTATTGATAATAACAACAATGCTCTATCTACAGTGAAGCCAACATCTACTGGTACAGCCATCTTTACTACCTCTGATGGTTATCGTTGGAAGTTCATGTATAATATTACTCCTGCAGATGTACTAAAGTTTACCACAACCAACTTTATTCCTGCCAAACAACTTGACTCTGATGATGGTAGTCTGCAGTTTGATGTACAAGCTGCTGCTTCAAATGGTGCGATTGACTTTATTGATGTTACTTCTGCAGGCTCAGGTTATCTATTTGCCACTGGTACATTCTCAAACGTTGATAGTTCAACGATCGTAAAGCTCACTAGCGCAAGCACGACAGATGATGTTTATGTTGGATCAACTGTATATGTAAGTGGTGGGACCGGCGCTGGACAGGTAAGAGACATCGTAGACTATCAAGGTAATATTAATAAAGTAACAGTGAGTCCTGCTTTCTCGCCAGCTCCTGATACTAGTTCAACATATATTGTTGGGCCAAAGGTCACTATCTCAGGTGACGGTAGAGATGCACTTGCATATGCTAACGTTGCATTACC